CAAGCCCTATTGATTGTCCTATTTTAGAGCGTGCTATGGAGTTTACAAACTCTGCAAAGCTGCGCTGCAAATTCGCAAGCCAATTGACCCAAGCATACTGAATGTCGTTCATTACAATCTGGAATGACGTCTTAAGCAACGTCACTTGCGCGCCTATTCTTTCAAAGGCTTCCCTTGCAACATCCTTGAGAAGCGACATTGCTTCACCGAAACCACCAGCCGCGCGAATAAGCCTAGAAAACTGATATGCGACTTCACCAGCCGCAACAATCAAAGCTCCCAAACCTATGCGGATTAGGGCCGTGCGCAACGCGGTTAGCGCCCCGACTAGGCTAAAGGTGGCAATGCGCGCCGCAACAAATGCGGCAACCCATTTGCCCACGAAAAAGCCCGCGACAAGCCCCGCCGTAATCAGAATGCGGTCAAGGTTGTTGATTATTAGCTCGGCAAAAGTTACGGCAATATCAGCCGCAACCCGCATACCGTCGCCAATGGCACGAAACACAGGCTCAAGCGTGCCGAATATTTGAAGCGCGTTTTCGCCTTCGCTGTTCATGTTGCGAAATGCCGCGACAACAGGGATGCCGACCGCTGCGACTACGGAAAGTGCAATGCCCAAGCCGCCAAAGCCTTGCAATAGCTGCGGAAGCTGCTGAGCCAAGGCCACACTGGCGTTTGTGCCAGCCCCTACCTGCACTGCGAAGTCGTTAATCTGAAAGCCAAGGTTGCGCATATTGTTGCCAAATGCGCCAGAAGCACGAACCGGCATAGCAGCGCCAAGCCGCCCGACCCTACGCGTGGCCCTAACGCTAGACCGCTCAACGCTTTCAATGCCGCGTTCTACACGATCAAAGCCCGCTTCCGCTTGCTTTGTATCAGCCGTAATTACCGCTTCAATTCTTGGCAGTGCCATGCTTTGCCCACCATTCCGCGTCTGACAGGTGCAGATCGCTTTCCATTTCGCGCGCCAGCTGGCGGGTTAATTTCCCACCCGGCTTAGTTGGGCTGCTATCCGCTTCCATTTCCACAAGGCACAAAAACTCGCTTGCAGTCATAGCCCAAAACTCACTTGGCATAATGCCCATGCGAAACGCCAGATGAAGCTGGCCAGACCAATCTATTTCTTGCGCTTCGCTTGCGTTTTTTTTGGCGCAACGCTGCCCCCTGTCGATTTTCCTTTTGGCATTAGATCGTTAATCAAGCCGACAAGGTATTTTGCCCGATCCCCCTCATCCTCGTCGGTAATGATTGCAATAACCTGATCTTCATCCGTTTCAACGCCAGCCTCTGCCAATATTTCGGCAATAACAAAGGCCATGTCAAAAATGGGCGCTTCGCCACGATCCGCACGCGCCGCTAGACCCGCTAGGCTAACTTCACGGTCAATACGGCGCAGAAACTTGTTACTCGGGGAAAACGTGTAGCGCTCACCTTCCCACTCAACCGACATTTCACGAAAGACAGACATTTGCGCCCCTTATGCTGCGGTGTAGGTTATAGCACCAGCCGACTGGATATTTGCGGTAAAAGTAGTTGGGTCCGTGCCGTCCGCGCCCGTTACTTCAAAGTTGCCCAAATACCAATCGCCTGCAAACGTGCCCAGCCCCGATACATCAATCTCGAAGTCGTAAAGAGCCGTTTGCGTGGGGTCAGCGGCAAGCGCCAAAAGAGTGTCATCTTTCAGCACGCCCTCGACAGAGGCATCAATGCTAAATGTGCCAGTTTCGGCAAGCATCTTGCGCACGCCAGCATCATCCTTGTCGGTGATTTCAATGCCTTCGCGATTGATTGTAAAGCTATCAGAGCGCGCGCCAGCGATAACCGCCGCGCCTGCCCCGCTATCGTATTTGATCCTAAGATCGCGTCCAGCCGATGCAGCCATTTTAAGCCCTCATGGTTTGCAGAATTTGCAAAACCATATCACGCTTTTGCAAAGTTGCAAAGCCTAGCTTGTCAGGTAGTAGGTCACACGAAACGATAGCACATAATGCCATGTGCGCCCGTCTTGCGGGTCTTGGTAGTCAATCGAATTGTCAAAGCGGCAATCAATTACGTTAGCGCCTGTGACTGCAAGCTGGTCATATTTTTGCAGCGCAGAATACACATCATCCCCAATCGCGCGCCATGTTAGCGCAGATTGCGACCGCGACCAAATATGCACGTCAAATACAACCTCTGCCCCGTTGTCATCTTTCGTGTCAAAGGGGCCGGGAATTATTGGACCGATGGTCAAATATGGAAACGCGGCGTCATCTTCGCTTTCTGCCGCCTGCGGTGCCTTTGTGTAAATTCCCGTCACGTCATTGGTTATGGCAGCAACCCCGCTTAGGCGATCATATATTGCCTGCTGCAAAGCCTCTATATTCATGCCACCGCGCCCCCAATTGCAGCTTCTAGCCTGCGCTCAAATTTCGCCCTGACCGCTTCAACGGCTGGCCGAAAGAACGGACGCGCCGCCATTTGACTAGTGCCGTATTCAAGGTACACCGCGTAAACAATTGCGCTTCCGACAACCGCAGTTAGATCGCCGCGCTGGTCAAATGTAATGCTGGACGCCAAGCGCCCCGTGTCTGTCATTGGCGCTTGCCCAGGCGCGGAAGCGCGGTGAACACGGTTAGGGTTATATTTGCGATACGCCCGACCGCTTGCAGGCCCATGCTGGATTGACTTGATTACATCACCGCGCATTTCCACGGCCGTGCCAATAACCGCCCGTGAAGCCGCTTGACGCACATCATCCGACATTTCACGCAGCGCGGCCTGCATTTCTTTTCGACCCTCTAGCTTAATCCGAACGATCATGCGGCAACGCCCAACTCTACATCAATTTCCAACCATTTGTTTTGCATATCAAGATTGCCGATAAAGCGGATATTGGCTGGACGCCCGCGAATTAGAACGCGGTCCGCTTCCGTTAAGTCTGCGGTATACCTGACCACAACTCGATAATTTGCTGTTGCCTCCACGCGCTGCGAAGCCCAGCGTTCGCGACCAGAAAGAGGCTTAACCATGGCCCGCGTGGGCGATCCTGATATGGTTGCCCAAGCCTCCGCAAAGCCCCCAGCCCCGTCGCTAGTGCGGGCCAAGCGTTCGAACGCCACCACCTCGCGCAACATGCCCGCGTTATACTTGCAACACTTCATGCCGCTGTCTTTCTTGCCACAGTTACAATCGCCGGAGTTTCATCTGCTCGCGCCCATATGCGACCGCTGCCCGTTACGTCATCAATGAAAAAATCCCACGCAGGCGCGAAACTTTCCACAAGAAAAAACGCTGCATTAAGTGCGGGCGCTGTGGCGCTGTCATTGAGATGGAGCCTTACTCGGTTTGATGTTTTGACTTGCAATTTCAGCCAGCTATTGCCGCCAAGAATTTCGGTCCACTCGGTTGCGGTCAGATCAAAGGCCACGGTCTGCATTACAGCCTCTTGACCGCATAGGCGTCCAGCAAGCCGCGCGCCGCCCCTAAAGCGTCCTCTGGCTGGCATTCATCGCCATAGTGCGCGTGAAGGTAGGATGCGACCTGTTTAACCGCGCGCTTGAGCGTAGCAGGCACAAGAGAGGCATTCACGCCATAGCCAGCCGTGTATTCGATCTCGATTGCATTGGCCGCGCGCAAGGCAACGGGCCAAGTCGCGCCGCGCTTCAAGACAAGCCGCCCCGGCCTGCGAAACAGGTCCACATCAAACGTAGCTGCGACATTCACTGTTTCCGCATTGCCCGCTTCATCGTAAACGGTCACGCCCTCAATTGCCGATAGCGGATAGCGTGGCAGGTCAACCGCGCGCAAGCTGTTAGGCGCGTATATTTCGCTGATAGCCATTTGCCGCACGCCATCCCACCACAATTCTTGGCCAGCGGGCCAGCGGTCTAGGGCCAGCTTCCAAGTCTGCGCGATAAAGGCGATGCCCGTCATCTGCTCGATCAACTCACGGGCCTCTGCAATCAACGCATCGGCCTGTGCATCCGGCAAGCCAGTTTCGGTTTCGGCAAGCTGCGCGCGCAATTCGTTAGCCGTGACCGGCTCAGACGCGGGCGGCGTGACTAGCACATGGCCACGGTGCTGCGTGCGAGGGATTGAAGGGCGCAGGGTCATTAAATTAGCACCTCAGTTTTTATGCGCGGCAAGCCCATCGATGATAACGCATTTAACCCCTTCAAGATAGTGCGTGTCACGCCGGGCCTCCGTCCGTGATTGACCAGCCATTCGCCGCAAGCGTATTTCGCGCTGTGGCGGGTGCGCCCGCGCCGTATTGAGCAGATCCAAAATTAATAGTTATCGTGTTTACTGTGGTCAGATCATACGCTGCGTCCCAAGCTATCAGGGCGCTATCGTAGGCCGCTTGGTCGAAGCCCGCTGCGCTTACGTTGCGCATTAGGAAAGAAGCATTGATTAGGATTGTTGGGTTCCAGTTGCTTATATCTATCGGGGCTTCAAGGCTGGAACATTCGGCAAACGTAAGCGGCGCATTAGTGACTTGTGTCCAGCCGCTCACATCCGGCGGAGCTGTAAGGGCGGAACACCCCAAAAACGTCCCATTTGCATTGGTGACTTGCGTCCATCCACTTACATCCGGCGGAGTTGTAAGGCCGGAACAGTTTCTGAACGCAATCCACGCATTAGTGACTTGTGTCCATCCACTTACATCCGGCGGAGTTATCAGGCCAGAACACTCAGCAAACGCCGCTTGAGCAATAGTAACCCCTGTCCAACCGCTTACGTCCGGCGGGGTTGTAAGGTTAGAGCAGTTCAAAAACGCTGCGAAAGCGTTCGTCACCTGCGTCCAGTCTCCGTAAGATGTGTCCAATGCGGTCAAGTCGGTCCGATCACGAAAGGCAGTGTTTGCGGTGCTAGGCCTTGTAGTGACTGCATCAGCATAATACGCCGCAAGCCCCGCCTTTTCAGCGTCTGTAATCGCCCGATCAACGACAATCAAGGCGTGGATATTGCCGTCAGGGATATAAATCGGGTTGACAGTGTAATTCCAAGTCGCGTTAGCGCCCGTGTCAATGGAGCCGAAAATAGGCCCGGTGTCGAGAATAAGGCAGAAGTCACCCGTGAACGCCGCGCCCAATGGGATTTCAAAATTGTCATCGTCGCCGTCTGGCTCTAGGTAATATGGACCAGTGCCAATGAGCGCCATCCGCGCCGCTGCGGTGCCCTGCGTGGCATGGTTGTCGTTTCCGCTCAGATCGTCAATGTCTCCGGTCGCGGCGTCATACGTCGTCGGGCTAGGCTCAAGCCACGCGCCCGCCTCGCCATTAGCAAACAGAGCCGATGGCGCGACGACAGGCGTGGATGCACCAAGAGCAAGCAAGAACCTGCGTCGGTCCAGCAATCCCATAACTTACCGCCTCACCAGCACTGTGACCTTTATCGATTGGCTTGCGCCGCCGGAGGCGCTTGGCTGCACCCATAATGGCCGCTCAAGGAGGCTGTATAGGTCGGCCTCCGTCGCGTCTGTAGCCGCGCCGTCAAGTTGCAAAAGGTCTAAGAAACTTGACCCATCGTTGCTACCTGTAATCTTTACAGTAGCCCCGCCAAAGGTTCCGCCGATCTGGACTGATATTTCCGAAACAACCTCCTCAAGCTGAAACGCTTGGAAAGTGTCGTTTTCCGTTACATCGGCCCAAGTCAAAAGCAGATCGCCCTTGCCTGTCGTCTGCACATTGTATTCAATTTCAGCCATGGGTTATGCTTTCCTTTTACGCGACACACTTCGCGTTGCCTTCGTCTCCGGCGGCGTCATAGCCTGCACATCGGTGCGGGGATCGTGCAACTCTTGCGCCGCGCCGTCCTCTAGCGCTAACTCTGCCACCTTGCCCGTGACAGTATCGCCAAAAGCAAAGGCCACCACAACCGCCCCATTTGGCGCGCAGCGGTAGCCCTCTTTGCGTGTAATTTTTGCCGTAATCATGCCGCCTCCTAGCCTTAGGATGGGGGCCAGTCGCCTAGCCCCTCACCAAAGATCAGGTTGCCGCCGTGGTTGCGCCAACTGCCGTGACAGGCGCGCGGTGCGGCTTGCCAAGATGGGCAAGGATATTCACAACCGCGTCAGTGCCGGTTGTGCCAGTCACAACGGCGCGAACATAGCGCTTGATGCCGACATAGCCGATGCCACCGACAAGGATGTTGTCATCATCATCCGAAGTGACGGTCAGATCATCGCCAAGTTTTTGCGCCGCCGGAACGTCCACAAAATCATCCGCAGCCGTGGTGTCGGAGTGTTGCAGCTTCATAGTGAAGCCCGATGCCGTGCCAGCGTCGGTTACAGCCCCGGTCATAAGATACACAGTTGCGCCCGAAAAACCGCGCGTGTCGATCAGGGCCGAAGCGTTAGGCGTCACGCCCGAAAGGGTTTGGTTTGCGCCGCGCACAAACTGGTTGTTAGAAATAAGATCGCGCATTGATTTACTCCTTTTGCGCTAGAGAAAACGGGGGCGCAGGCTCACGCCCCCGCTAAGGTTAGGCCGTAAACTCGATCAGCTTAAGAGCCTCGAAATTTACAACGTCGCCGCCCACGCGCTTCGTGGTGTAGAAACGAACATACGGCTTAGCGGTATACGGATCGCGCAAAACGCGAATGCCCGCGCGGTCCACAATCTGATATGCAGCGCGCATGTCGCCAACCGCGATGGACAGACTATCCGTTGCCGGATCAGGCATATCCTCAAACGAAGCGACCGGGTAGCCCAGAAGCGTGGCAGGCTGGCCCGCAGCAATGCCGGGGGACCACAGGTAAGCACCGTCGCTGTCTTTAAGCTTGCGCACAAGCTTCGTGGTCGCGCGGTTCATAAACCAAGTGGCATTCGCACGGTAGGGCGCTTTCAAGCCATACAGGGCGTCAATAAGAACGTCGCCACCGTTCGGCGCGGCTGCAAATGCACCGTTAGCCCCGGTGTCAAACCGCTCGATCTGCCCCGGCAAGGTTGTGCCGCTGGCATAGGTCAGGAAGCCGCGCGGCTTGCCGTCGCCGTTGCCCGTGACAAAAGCGGCATTCTCGGTGCGGGCGAACTTGTCCGCAACCTTGCCCGCCAGCCATGCCTCCATGTCGATTTCTGCATCGTCCAGCAGCTTTTGCGTAGCCGCAGGCTGTGCCGACATTTCATGCGCGGGGATGCGGTAGGTCTTCAGTTGCGGCGTGTCCGTTTCGTTTCGGGCTTCCGTTTCTGCAACCCAAACCGCAGCGGCTTCGTCCAGATCAAACAGACCTTCAAGCGCATCGGTGCTAATGGTCTGCACAGATGCAAACGCGCGCATAGGCGACGTTTCGAAAATCTTGGTTACGATCCGGCCCGACATATCGGGATGGACAACATAGCCACCATCAGGATCGGAACCGACCGAAAGCGCCTTGAACTCGTCAGCGTTCAACTTGCGCTCATCCTTGCGCATGAAAGCATCAAACGCCCGCTTGTATTCGGACATGCCTTCAACGCTGATTTCCTGCGAAGCCTTGCCGTTCAGCTTGCCCAGCAGCGCAGACCACTTTGCCGCCTTGGCTTCCAGATCATCGCCGCCAGTTTCCGCGACCACACGCTGCGCCCGCTTCATAGCAAGGAAAGCGTCGTCAGCCGTTTTCTGGAACTTCTCCAGATCGGCCTCAATCTTGTCCAGCTTGGACTTCGTTTCTGGCATTTCAGCGCCAAGGCGCTTCAATTCGGCTTCACGCTCTGCATCAGCCTTTTTCCATTCTTCAAAGGTCTTGTTAACGCCAGCAACGGCGTCCGTGACCTGCTTAAGGTCTAGCTCTTGTTCAGACATTGGGTGTTCTCCTGTAGCTGTCTGATTTGATCCATAAGCGCCTTTCGGCTCTCATTTTGCGCATCATCCGACCCAGCATCCCGCTGCCCTGATATTGCCTTGAAGCCGTGCAACGTAAGCGCAGCGGCCTCTTTGCGGCTGTATCCTGCATCCCGCAGAAAAGCCTCAAACTCGCGTTCGGTGCGGATGGACTTCACGTCCGTAACCCGCGCCGCTTCATTCATGGGGAAGGTGACAACAGACACTTCAAAAAGGTCAACCTCTGTCAGCTTCCGAACCCGACCGCCCGCCTCTGGCATGGCTTCAATGGTGCGATAACCAATCGACATACTGTCAATCGCGCCCGCGCGCATAAGGGCCATTGCCTCGCGCCCAAGCGTCACGTCCTTTAGCAACCGCCCTTTGACGTATAGCCCGCGTTCGTCCTCGCGCATTTCATCCCAGACGCCAATCACCTTGCCGCTGTCATGCTGCCAGAGCATCTTGACCTTGCGACCTGAGCCTAACGACTTGCGAAAAGCGCCCTTGGCCACAACGTCCATGCCCTGATCGACTACATCGAAAACAGACGCATAGCCTTCAAACGTGCCATCTTCGTCAGGCTCGCGTTTGATTTCGAAAGCCGCCGTTTTGGTTTGCAAAGCCTGCATTACGCCCCCGCCCGATATGGGTTTGCAAACCTTATATCACGTGTTTGCAAAGTTTGCAAAGCCCTAGTCAACCACCACATGCGCCACGGCACATCGGCAATTAATCGTTTCATCCGCTGGCCCGCTCGGATCGCCCGGATACATCAAGGATGCCCCGCCAACTTCAAACGGCTCATCCATTCCCACGATCTGCCCATCTGCGCGCGCGTGACTGCGCCGCGTTCTGGCGTCCATACCCGCAACCCATTCCTTGCGCAAATTCAGGCCCGTTTCTCGCGCGGCAACATCTGCCCCAAAGTTAGCCGCGCCATGGGTTTCGGTTCTGGCAATCAACGCGCCCCTGATCTGCGACATGCCGGGAATGCGGTCACGAATGCCCCGCGCAATGTCGGATACGCCAAGCCCGTCGCGGTAGCCTTGCTCGACAAGCGACACAATGCGTGCGCGCGTGGTTTCGGTAATGCTTACAATGCGCCGTCGGATCGCCTCTTGCGCGACATACTGCAACGCCAGCCGCATCATAAGCTGGCCAAAGTTTTCCTTGCGCTCAAGTATCAGGCCAGCCGACTTGCCCTGTTCTAGTATACGCCCGCCAAAGGTCAGTGCCGCTTGCGTTGCCATGCGCTGGAATTCAGCCTCTAGCCTGTCGTAATGGTCGCGCGGCGCTCCGACTTCGCCTGTTGCCTCGTATACGTCCAGCATTTCACGGCTTGCGCGGGCTATCTCGGACGCAAAGGACTTTGCGTAGCGGCCCTCCATGCGATCGAGTAGCAATGCCTGTCTGCGCTGCTCTCTGCGTGGGTCAGCGTCCATTAGGCGGCGGGTCATTCCCATTCCATGCGGCTGTTTTTGCGAATGTCGCCACACACAAAGCGCGCAAGGCGTGCTGTAATTTTGTCGAGGTTCGCATCCGACAAAAGATCAAACGCATACGCCCATGCAATAGGCCAAATGATGCACTTAGCCACAGCAATTCGCCACTTCGGAATTGTGTATATCAACCGCCCGTTAATCTTCGCCATCACTTCGCCTCCGCTAACCGCTTAGACATTGCTATCTGGCGGTCAATCTGAGTTTCGGAGTTAACAAAGTCAGAAACAGCAACCCCGCCATCTTTCCACACAAGCAAAAGGGTTTGATCCGCAATAATGTCGTATACGTCAGCAGATGCGTCTTCGCGGTCTTCTGGGGAAAGCGCAGAAATCAAGCGATTTGCCTCCGCAATGCAATCGTGCACCGTGGCAAACCTGCCCCTGAAGTCGCCCATCCCGCCTTCTGGGTAATAGCGGTAGGACGCAAACAACATAAACGGTTTTTCCATCACTTCGCACCCTTCAACGGCAACACCTTCGCATCATGACCATACGCCAGCGCCTTTATGTCTTCTGGCGTCAATTCCTCTGTCGGCGGCGCTACAGGCTCTTGCGCCATTCCTAGCGGCATTGTGGACATTGGCACCATGACCACATCGCCCCCCTTTACAGGCTCATAGCCCATGGCCGCGCGCTTTTCGTTTAGTGTTAGGCTGGCGGTCTTGTCCAGCATTTCCCATTGCGCACGTTTCTTCTCGACGATAGCAGGCACTTGGTCAAAGTCGGGTTTTAGCGTAACGCCGCCAAAAGCCTCGGACAAGCTGGCATTCCAATCATCCGCAATCATGTTCACAAGCGGCATGACTGTGTCTTCCCAGAAGGCAAGCCGCGCCTCTTGGTAGTTGGAATAGGTGTTGTCGCCGGGAATGCCCAAGAGTTGCGGGGGGACGCCAAGCGCCAAGGCCACATCACGCGCCGCCGATAGCTTGGTTTCGATCAGAGTCATGTCAGACGGGGAAAGGCTCATTGGCCTCCAGTCCAAACCGCCCTCTAACAACATCGGACGCCCTGCATTTCGCGCGCCAGAATACTGTTCGTCTAGTTCCGTTTTCAGGCGGTTGAATTCATCATCTTGAAGCGTCTTGTCATCTTTAACCACAAGCGCCCCAGAGGGCCGCGCGCTGTTTTGCAAGAGGCTCTGCATCCATGCGCCCGCTTCGTTATGCGTATCGACCCCAAATGCGCCCGGCTCGATTGCGCTCATCCCATACCAATCGTCTGTCGGGTTGAACAGCTTCATATGCCGGACCGGGCCGCGAAGCGTGATAGGGTCCACATCAAAGCGAACCTTGCGCTGGCCCACGCTGTATTCGTAAGCAATCGGAAAGCCGTTTGCGCCGGGGATGATCTTCATCCGATCCGGGCGAAGCTGATACAGTTCCCGAATTGCGCCGCCTTGTTCAACCTGTTCTTCATAGCCGTTGCCAGCCAATAGCAGAAAGCCCACCTTCTGGTGAAGGTATTGTGCACGGCTATCGCGCGGGTTTGGGTTTTTGATTAGCTTAAGAATAGGATGATCTGCAAGTTCCGCTTTGCCCCGCCATGCGGTCCAAGGGACAGATGCCACAGCGTCGGCAATGGCCTGAATTGACCGAAACGCGATAACGTTCTGGCGGTATGCTTCGTTTGCAAACGCCTTATAGTTGCGGTCAGACCACACGGGTTGACCGGGCGTCATAACCATTACCCGCCCGGTTGCGCTTTCCTTGGTCTCTGGCGCTTTCCGCCCGAATAGCCGTCCGAATATGCCTGCCATTATAGCGCCCTTATTCTTGGCGTTGCGCCGCCTTTCCACAAGCGGTTAAACGCCCGTGATACCGCATCTGCACTATCTTTACCACTATCTGGGAAGTTTTCCAAATCAGTAATAAGCCGCTCATTCCAAGGGCCGCGCACGATATAGACGTTTCCCGCCTCGGCCTGCGAGGAAAACGGCCCGAACCGCGTGACCTTATCCCCGCTTTCCGGGCTGGAATGCATACGGTATCCCATTAGCAGTTTCGCATATGCGGCCACCTGAGCCTTGCCAGCCTGTCCGGGGTCTTGCGGTATGTCAATTTCGACTTCGCGCTCGTCATGCTCTGCCGTGCCTTTGACAAGCCTTTCCACACCGCCCGGTGATAGCTGATCTGCCACAAGGTCTGCGATGAATATGCGCCCGTCAGGATGTAAGCCAAGCTTCGCGCCTGCGGTCCAGTCCGGCTTGTTGTCGTCACGTTTTTCCGTGCCTGCGAAATCCCATCCCCTAACCCATTTGCACCCATGCGGGGCGGCGTCCACAATCTCGCACCAGTGGCGCTTGAAATACATGCCCGCCGCTGGCCTGATTTTCCAGTTACCACCTAACAGGCGTTCGCGCTCGACCGTGGGCAGGGCCATAAGGCTTGCCATATAGCCGGGGTCTGCACGCATTAGTGCAGCATTGTCTGTCAGCTTAGCCGGGACAAACGTGACCGACTTTGGCGGGATTGGCACCAGCTCGCCCGCCTCATTTGGCTGCGTGTAATGTGCTAGATCGCCGGGGCTGTCTGCCCATTTGATTTCATCCCCGATCCGCACAAACCATCGCAAAACGCCCGCGCGCTCCGGAATGGCAAGCCCGGTCTCTTGATCAATCCACCATGCAATAAATTCAGCAACCCAGCTATCCGCATCAGGGTTGCATGTTGCGCGGATATAAGGGCGAACCCCGCACATCGAGCGGTTGCGGCTTAGAAGATACCAGAATTGTTTGGCGCTGAAATGGGTCAACTCGTCAAAGCAAATCAGCGGGATTTGCGAACCCTGCCAGCCTTGAACGGTTTTGTCGTGTTCCAAGTGCGCGAAAGTGACCGCCGCGCCGCTTGGAAATTTCCATGTAAGAACGTGTGAAGCCGGATCGCCGCCAATGGCCGGATACAGTTTCTCGCTCTCATCCCACAAGCCCCCTTCGTTTCTGATTTGAACCGTTGTCCTGCGAAAGAACACCGCGCCAAAGCCGGGGTTGTGGATATGGCGCAGCGGCTCCATTAGAAGCGCCCAAGTCTTACCCCCGCCCGCTGAACCGCCATAAATCGCAATATCAGCGGGGCTTGAAAGAAACGCCTCTTGCGGTCCGGGTTGCGGGCCGATCTGCGTTACATGGGCTTTCGCATTCATTCGCCACCGTCACGGCCATTATCGGGCAAACGGTATTGCACAACCGAGGGCGGCATATCCTTGCCGTTGGTGGTGTGGTCTTTCTTATCTGCAAGGCCAAGATCGCGGGCAATGATGTTTGGGTTTAGCAAGTCAGCGGACGCGCCTTCAAACTTCTGCGAATAGATGACTTGCTCTGCCCACGCAATGACTTCGGAAAAATCGGGGCGCGATTTGCCCCAGTCGTGCCAAGTGTCGCGGTTCACCCCGATAAACATGCACATACTTGCAACGCTCATGGCGCGCATTCGGGGCAGGCTTTCAACCGTGCTTTGGCCTTGGAATGATACCAGCTTAGCTTCGTATAGCGGGTTTGCCTCGTTCCATTCGAAATATTGCCGGATAGCATCTTCCAGCATATCGGCGGTTTCAAACTTGGGATTTCGGCCATGACTTGATCGGGCTTCCCAGAAACGGTTGCCCGATGTGAATTGCCCTGTATTCGGGTCGCGTCCTGTTGGGATTACGTCTGTCATGCATTGCGCCCTAAAACGGACATTCCTTGCTTTCCTCTGTCGGCTTCCACGCAGTATAGCGCGCGGGCGGGGTTGTTGCAACTGGCGGGGTGTTGTGAAGGCGTAGGAAGTCTTGCAGGCTGTAGGGTAGGGCGGTCATGTGTGTCTTCTCCTATCTGCTGATTGCAAGGGCCTCGGTGAGAAAGGTCGCCTTGCGCCGATCCCTTGCTGCTGGCGTTTGGGTGTATAACCATTTTCGCGACCCCCGCGCACATGGCCAGCTTTACGCGCCTGACGTGGCCTGTCAGGTCAAGGCGTGTCATGATCCGCCGTGCGTTGAAACACCTTGAGACGAAAAGCTACCGCGCGTCGGGCTAAACTCATCAAGCACAGTTTCGACAACGTGCCGAATTTGGTTCGGCTTCGTGACGCCTAAGTCGATTAGTGTTTTGACAACGTTTAGTCCATATTCATGGACCAATGACCGATATTCAGGCTTCATATCGTCAACAGTAGCCATTCGCGCGATTCTTTTCTTTTGCACATAACGCGCAAACTCTTGATTGCTTAACGACGAAATGCGTGTCATGTCATTTCCTCTTCCATCTTATCGCGAGCGCATTCAACGATGTATTCTGCGATGCTTTCAAACCCGCCTTTGACCGCTTTGCGTTCGGCATGTTCGAGTTGCTCTTTCGTGAAGTCGCGCAGTATCAGGATTTCCCCCCGTTTGACGCGATATATTTTGCGCTTTGTCAGGCCGTTGCGTTGCAGGTATGCGTGGACTGCCGCCCTAGTCACGCCGATCATGGCGGCTATTTCGCGCTCTGGCACTTTGTCGCGCCGGGCTTGCACGATAAGGTCGTGATGCGGGGCTAGTTTTGATGCGCGGTTCATGCTTCCCCCCGTGCGATACGGGCCATGCGACGTTCGGCGTCAGTAGCGCTTGGAGTTTCTAGGGCGGCGATGCGGTCGAGGCGTTCGTGTGCTTCGTCCATTTCGCGCGCGAACCATTCCATGCGGTGTTTGTAATACTTTTCCCGCGCCAGAGCGCCGCCGCTAATCCAGTCTGCAATGCGTTCGCGTAGGGTCGCGGGTTTTCTTTTCTCCTGCTCCATTGCAAACATTTCTATTTGATGTTGGTGATTACAGAAAAATCGCTTCATATTCATTTCGCCACTCAAACCCTTCGGCGTATGCCTTTGCCCGCCTTCGCGTGTTGCGGTATCGTCTTTGTCAGTCATGGCACTGTTCCTTTCAGTTGTGTGTCATGCGGGGCGCGGCTTTCTCAGGGGCCGCGCCTTTTCTTGTTGGTAGCACAAGCCCAAGCGCCGCGCAACACAAAATCATTCTGTCACAATTTCGCGCATTTCGTCACAAATCAAAAATGACG